TTACCCCTCCTTACTTTCCGCTTTCATAAAAGTAATCCAATGTGTATTGCTACGTTTTCCGCTAATGTGGCCAAACAATGGTTTTTGATCTGTCAGTTCTAAAAGTTCACTAACTTTGATCTGTGTTTCATTCCATTTGAAAATTAAAACACCACCGTTGGCCAACACACGAAAGCATTCTGCAAAACCTTTGCGAATATCTTCACGCCAATCTTCTGACAACTTTCCATACTTGGCTGCTAACCAACTTTGCTTTCCTGCTTTCACAAGGTGAGGAGGGTCAAACACCACTAAAGTAAATTGGCCATCCTTAAAAGGTATGTCGCGGAAGTCCATCATCACATCCGGTTCAATCACTAAAGAACGACCATCACACAATGTATGTTCTTCTTTTCTGATATCTCCATACACTACATTTGGATTTTGACGATCAAACCACATCATACGAGAGCCGCAACATGGATCTAAAATTTGTGCATTCATCCCTCAGCTCCCGATTCAATATCCAGCTTCATTGCACCTTCCTCTGGATATTCGGTCATCCAAAAGTAATAGCCTTTGCCACTGTGCCCATCTTCAAAAAATTTAATAGTTAGTTCAGTTTCAAGTTGATCTAAATCATTTTCACCATCTGGATTTACAAATTCGAGAAGGCTTTTTAATTGGTGACCATTAAGAGTTATGCTCATTGTTCAGCTCCCGATTCGCTTGCTTCTTTTAGTGGCTTCCAATGAGTTACTTTTTCCTCAATAAAATAACTAGAATACTCATCACCAATGTAAGCCGTATTTGCATACCATCCTTCTTTGACATAACCGCAGCCGCGATCTTCGTCATAGTCATACCAATCATCATCACCATGATACTCTTCAGTGAACTTAGGAATAAAATGAGCCACCATTTGGTTTTGGTTTTTAGCTGGGTTTGCATCTATCAAAACAATCACATTTCGTAATGGCTCAGGCATGCGATCATCAACCGAAATCCATTCTGGCACCGCCTGAGCTTTGGCTTTTTCTAGCTCTGCTCTAAGTTTGTCAATTTCACATGCCGCATGGTGACAAATAACACGTAATTCATCTTCGTTATACTCATCGCTATGCATCATCATTAAATGACTGATTTCAGTTCCTTGATGGCTATCTCCATCAAAGACCCAAACAGCACCATCATCTTGCTCAAAGCGTAGATTAACTTCACTTTCCTTATTCAAATCTGTCATGTCGTCACCCAATTACTGTAAATTTAAAATTCTTTAAGTTAATAGCAGTCATCTTGTTGCAGTGCTGACACTTGGTTCTTGCTCTTTTCTTAAGCTCATCAAGGTCTTCACTAATCTGCTTTTTCTGCTCTGTAATCCTTGCTTGCTGGCTGGACCAATACTTCATAGTGTCTTTGATCCACATCACAGGATTTACTTTTGCTCCGCACTTCATGCATGTAAGTTCTAAAGCTTTAGTGTCAATCTCTACTTGTGCATGCTGACACTTACGCAGATTTGTTCTTGGAAAAGGAACAACATTTTCTTCGACATTCAAAACGATATGATCTTGAAAAGGGTAGTTCATATTCCCTCTGTATTCTTGATCTGTCATGCTGCCACCTTCAATGTTTTAATTGCGTCATCTATAGCTTTATTGAATTTACGAACATCTTGCTCCAAAGCTTCTATTGCTAAGTCTTTAGCAAAGACACGGATAATAATGATCTGTAGTCCTTCTGGTAGACGTGGGTCATAGCTCACAAAGTCACACCATTCACGACCAGTACAAGACAATTGGCATGTAATCTGAGGGATATACTCATCAGGCACTTGCTTAGTCAGAAGGGTATTCAAATGAGTTGTAGTGTCAGGGCACTTAACTTCTATTTGTCCATCTTCATTAACAAGACCATCTGGTGAAGCTCCGAACATTTCAATGAAAGGGTGGTCAATTAAACCTGTTCCAACTACAAAGTTACCCGTTTCATTTTCATAAGCTGCTATTGCATGAGGCTCGTTATCGATACCCCATTGCATAGCTGTGTTTGTGAAGATTTCCTTCTGAACGCCAGTTAGGCGCTCAGCTAGAATTGTTAAACCCAATGCATTTAAAGCTTTGCCTTTATTAGGCTTTGCATTTAAATCCTTTACTCGACTTGCTGTGACTTTGCCACAGCGTTCCGAGTGCCAATCTTCACTACGCTGGAGAATGTTCATACACTTGTCCTTGTGGTTGGTCAGCATGTTGAGCTGCTTCTTTTAATGAAGCGCTATGCTTAGTCCAGAAGTATTTTTTGCAGTCGCCTTGTGGTAATTCAGCGTAGCCAGTTTGCAAGGCTTCTGTGCCTTCCATTGCCAAAGCGCGCATGTTATCTAAATGCTGCTGCTCATAAGCTTCATAACCTTGAGGAAGATCTGAACTAACTGTCTGAACGGTAGGGATATGACAATCATCAATACGACGAGCTTCGTCTTCGTCATAAATACCTGAGAAGCCAAAGGCGACACGGGCACATTGAATTAAAGCCTTATGACGTAGCATTCGTTTTGGGTATTTTTTCCAAGGTTCTGAATTACCCTGACACTCGGATAAATACTCGGTAACAACAGTAGGGTGGTTACGGTCTTTTCGGAAAATCTTGCATGTGCATGACTCTTCATCTTGTTCAAACTGGATACCATCACATACAGGATTGTCATTAATAATGCGTGCCCATCCATCAATACCAACAACTGGTGTGATGCCGCCACCTTTGGCAGGGAATGCATAAATTTCTTTTGTAAAAGGATTTAGCTTGTACTGGTTTGCAACAATTAATAGAGAAAGAAATTCATCATTTGTTGCTTTCTTAAATACTGTATTAACAAGAGTATTTGCTAACTCAGCAGGATCAACATCTTGCATATTAAAAGCTGATGCAATCTTGCTAACTTGCGACAAAACAATATTACTCATCTT